TGCACGTATCCCTTGTGGTGTGTGTGCGAATAGTTTATCTGCGTCGGTTTCTGGGTAGCGTGCAGCGAACGAGTAATCGCTTGTGATGCCGATACGGAAGATGTGCGATTTGGTCCAGTCGGCTGTGCCTGTTCCTGTGCCTGAACCTGTGCCTGTGCGTCGGTTGATGCGTGCCCCAACACCTGTTTGTGTTCCCGTACCTGAACCTGTGGCGGTGCGAATAGATACCAGCAGCCAGTTGCCTGTACCTGTCCCCGTACCTGCGCCTGTAGCGGTGCGAATGTTGATAACCAAATCAACGCCAGTACCTGACCCGATACCTGTGCCTGTGGCTGTGCGAACTGGGATGAGTGCACCGAGAACTGTTGCTGTGCCTGTACCTGAACCTGTAGCGGTTCGTGGGGCGATATGTAAACCTGTTGAATCGAATGTGCCGACACCTGAACCTGTTGCGGTTCTTACTGCGACAGCGATACGTGTCGCTGTGCCGCTACCTGTACCGTTACCTGTTGCTTGGCGTTGACGTAGAACAGTCGCCGAAGATGATGCTGTGCCTGTGCCTGATGCTGTGGCGGTGACAGTAAGAATTGCACGGACACCAAGATAGAAACGTCCGCCTGTGAGGAACGGGAAACTGAAATCGGTGAGTTGACCTAAACGTGTTTGTGACGCACCGTGCGCCACCGATGATGTGCCGTTGCCTGCGCCTGTCGCTGTGCGTGTAACTACCCGAAAGTATGTTCCACGATAAAACGGGTGTGTGTCAACAAACGGTTCAGCGTAACCTGTGACTGCTGTAATCGCCATAGGGTTAACCCCCTACGACTAGTCGAGAGACAGCGTAAGCGAAGTGATTTGAAAAGTGTCGCCAGCGGTCACAGCAGCGGACGACGACAAAGCGCCTGTCCACAAAGCGTTACCTGCAGTTGAGTTATCCCACAAAGACCAATGCGTAATTGTTTCTGTTGCTGCAACGTTCGTCCATTCAAGGGTTGCGTCTGTTGCGATGGAACCTGAGGAAGCGGCAGCCCATGATGCGGCTTTGCGTGTTGTTTCTGTTGCTGCGTTCGATGTCGCAGCCTCGCCTGGGTCGCCTGTGTGCAACTTGACATACACAGTTGTTGGCATAGTCCAAGCGGCTTCGCCTGTGAGATGGTCAAGAATTTTGTTTTCGGCGTAGTTAGAAATGGACATATAAACCTTTCGTTACCAGAAGTATAGCAAAGCCCCCACCCGAAGGTGGGGGACTCTACTACTTGTTAACCAATTATTGAAATTGATTAAGCGGCGTTGTCACCGATGCTTGAAGCCGATTCGATTCGACGAAGCGAAGCCTCGCGGAAGCGACCGTAGCCACCAAGCCAGTACCAACCGAGTGGTTGCAGACGCATCAAGATGTCTGTGACGTTGCCACGGACAATCTTTGGTGTTGCACCGTTGCCGTCTGTGACGCTGAATGCCTTAGCAAGCGCCTGACGACCCATTACGTGTGTGCAGTAGGCATCGATGGTTCCAGTTGTGCTGGTTCCGTTCGAAGCGTTAGCAAACTTCTTGGCTCGTGGTGTTTCGATGAAACGTACCGACTCGAACTTGCCGATTTCACCGTTGTAGATACCTTCTGGGTTTACGTAGTTCGCTGGTGTGCGCCATGCTGCTACGTCGGTATTTGAACGGAAGTCGTACGACACGTCTGGGTGAATGAAACCCATGTATGAACCTTCGAACGTTGCGACGTTTGCTCCGCGAAGTTGTGCAACAACTTTGCGTACATCGTCTGCGTGAAGGATGTCATCTGTCTGGATTGACTCGCGGCTTGTTGGGGTTGTTGAACCACCTGTTGCGTAAACAACGTTAGTTCCACCAGCGAGAACGTCACGGACAACTTGGTCCATTGAGTCACCAGCGTTGTAGCCGATGATGTTCGCTGCTGCCGAGTCAACATCCAAGAATGCTGTGCCACGGAGTTTCGCTGTGGTTACTACTGCGTTGCCGTATTCGTTCAGAGTTACAGTTACCTGGCTGTCTGAAAGCGCTGTCGGGGTTACGTCAGTTACTTCGTTCAACGTAGATGTCGCTGCTGCGATGTCTGCGAAGATGGTGAATGTGACACCAGTTCCAGGCATTGCCTGTTGTACTGGTTGTACGTCCGCTGCCTGGTCGAAAAGGAGTTCTGAACGCAATGCGAAGTACGCAAGACGGTCAAATGCTACCTGGTCAACTGACACGGACGAGAGTTGGGTTTCTCCTGCCATGATTATTTATTCCTTTTGTTTTGAGGGGGATATTACTGTTGTTGTGCTGCCCGTGCCTCAGACAAAATTTGTTCTACTTCTCGTGGCGAAGTTGCTTCGTTCAACCTGCGTGCCCAGTCAACTGGTGGTTGAGATGTTTGGCTTCCAGCGGCGACCTTGTTGGTACGCTGCCAGGCTTGCATCTCATCCGCAGATGGCTGATTCTGGGGTGGACTAATCAATTGCGCCTCTACAGCAGCCTGACGGATTGCTTCTGGGTTAAGGTCGCCGTCGTATGCTTTAACGAAATATTTTGTCATCGGTTGAAGCGGGTCGATGCCTGCTTTAACAAATGCTAATTCTCGTTTTGCTGCTTCGGCTTCCGCTACTTGCTTTCGCAGTTCTGCGGTTTCCTTTTCCAGTTGCTTCATCCTTGCCCTAACTGGGTTTCGGGTTTCGGATTCTTCTATCTGGTCTTCGCTGTCGTAGTTGTCAAACTCTGACATATGGCACTCTCCGTTTCTGCCCACATCACATCAGAGGTATGTGATGGCTGCTATTGATTTGTCACCCCGAATTGCTCCACACAGACTGGGGGTTTTCTGTGTAGGTTCCTACTTAACGTATCACGTTGAATAGTAGTGAACGTTTATGGTGTTGTCAACTATTTGGTTATTCGATTGTTTGTAGGCTGACTTTGCCGCCTGCTTCGAATGTGCCTTTGCGTCGTCGTTTGCGTGTCGCTATTCGTTGTGCTGCTTCGGCGCTTGTGCCGAGTGTGCCTGCGATGGCTTCTTGTTGGGTGAGTTCTTCTTCGCCCATTAATGGTCGGTAGAGGCTTTCTTGTTGTTTGTATGTTGTGAATCCTGCTTGTGCTTCTGTTTCGGATATGCCTTGCCGTACTAGTTCTTCGGCTGTTTGGGCGGTGAGTCCGATGCCTGCTTGTTTGCGGGCTTGTGCTGCTACTTCGGCGGCGCGTGCGGCTCGTAGGATGTTGTCTTGGGCTTTGGTTGGGTCTACGAAGAATGCTGCGATTGACCCATCATCAAGGTTGTATAACGTTTTGAGTTCGTTGATGACTATCGGGTCTGCGTTGCGTACAGCCTGATAGCCCTGGGTTACTCTGGCGAGTATCTCGTCTGGGGAGATGTCGTTGATGAGGAAGTTTTGTAGTGATGTCGGGTCGTCGTAGAACCCTGGTGGCATTCCTGAGTCACGCAAGTTTTTGCGGTATTGGGATTCTAAGAGGAGTGTTTGGGTGACGGAGTAGACAGGTTTGCCTGCTGCTCGTCGTGCTTCGTTTGCTGCGAATCGTCGTTTGAATGCTGGTGATTCACGTAGTTGGATACCGATTTCGTCGACTGTTGATGAGCCTGTGATGGTGCGGTTGGCTAGGGCTGTGCGGATTTCGTTGACTAGTTCTGGGTCATCTAATCCGTAAAATTCAAGGGTTTTTCTAAGGATAGTTGTGGCTGTTTCGTTGTCGCCTGGTGGAACAAACGAGACCGCACGACTAGTTGTTCTGACTGGTTCTTCATCTTCTGTTTCTATTTGCCTAACAGGTTGTCTACCTAGCCCGTATGCGGCTTCTTTCGGTGCGTAAGCCGCAGCGATTTCGGCAGTAAAATCACGGACAGGTGCTGTGATTGGGCGACCACGTGCTTCGGAAAGGGCTTGTAAATCTTCTGGTGTCATTGACATTAGAGAATCCTTCCAAATGCTTGAGCAATATTAGCCGACAAAGCACGAGCCTCATCTTTAGCGTTATTGGTTTTCTCCCAACCGTATTGCGGGTCGGTGCGTAACAGTTTCTCCCATTCGCTGTTAGTCATCAAACGCTTCTTGCCTTCTTCACCGAACGTTACTGCTTGTTCGAATGCGCCTGTGGACATATCGATAGCGTTCGGGTTGAGTTCTAGTAGGCGTGCTGCTGTGGTTTTGTATGCGGAAGCAATACTTTCCAATGTCATACCCTGGTCAAGAAGGTTTGATAGATGACCGTATCGTGTTTTGGCGAACTCTCTTTGTTGACGCTCGTAATCTGCTGTCAGCATTTGTCCTGTCAAAACCTTTTCAATATCTGAATCTGCTGGGTTTGTGTTGAAGAATGCTTTGGCAATGTTTTGTGTGCTGATATAGTCCGCAGATTTTTTGGTGCGTTCTAGCGCTGTCGGGTTAATGTAGTTGCCTGCGTCATCTTTTTTGAATACTTGTTCGTAAACTTTTTGTTTGAGGATGTCGCCTTGATATCCGAAGTTGATGGAATCTGACACAAATTTAGTGAAATCGCTGCCTTCAAAACCTAATGTACCTACTAGGGATTGGATAGTTTTTAGTTGTTTTGATTGTGATATTTCTTTATAGAAATCTGTTGCATCTAATGATGCAGCAAAACGGGTTAGTCCTTCTTGTGATTTGTACCATTCTTGCGAAATGGCTGTATTTAATAATTTGAATAGTTGAGGGTATTTAGTGCGGTCTAAGTCGAGTAGCCATGCTTTTGCTGGGAATGTTTCTCGGAATGTTGTTTCCCATGCGGTGCTGACCGTTCCTGTTTCTAAAGTTTTGCCTGCTGTTACCGCTGTTTTATATTCTTTGCGTAGCATTTCACGGTTTGCTGGGGTATTTTCTAAACCACGGGCAGCAAGTTGTTCGTTGACAAATGTTGTTCGTTTGGCTACATCAACTACTGGAGCAGCAGCAACGCTTACTGCAGCGGCTGCGCCATCACCACCAGTATCAGTCGCGCCTGCAGCAGCAGGTTTCTCTGTTGGTTTCATTCGAGCAAAACGTACCTGTTCCGCACGGTCTTCCATCGGTGCAACTGTCGCAGCCCTACCTTGCTGACTTAAAATCGCTGTAGGAGTACCAGTAACTTTTGGTGTTACTGCGGTTGGTTTCGTGACAGCAGTAATAGGAACATCCGAAACGAATTGAACTTGATATTTCCCTGTTTCTGGTGATTCAATTACTGACGCCAATTCGCCTTTGCGAACTCTATCTAAAACAAGTTTGCTTTCTGTAACAGCGGTTTGTGCTGCTTTTAATTCTTTTTCAGTAATTTCTTTATTTTTGAATTTTTTTAATGCGGATTTAGCAAAATTTTCATCGGCTGATAATTGACTTGAAGCAATGAACTCTGCTGTTTCTTGTTTGCTTTGCTGGTCTGCCGCTTGTTCTTTTAATGTATTTAATTCTGGGATAAGTTTGTCGCGCAAGTCAGTTAAAGAATAAACTTGTTTGTTGTATTTATAGTTGGCTACGCCATCATCTAAAGCCTTTTGTGCGGCAGCAAGGTCTTTTTCAATTTGATTTGCGTTAAGTTTTTCTCGCAGCAATGGTTCTGTAGTGATTTCATTTTTAACGACATCGTTTTTGAATTTAATTTTTTTGAAAAATTCTATGAGGTCTGTTATTACACCCCAGTCTTGTGCTGGTGCTTTGGGTGAAATATCTCCAGAAAGCCATCGTTCATAAAGATATTGTTTTGTTTTGGCAGGAACAACAAGATTCTTAATCCATTCGGGCATTGGTTTCTGTTCTTCAGCCATTACGCTTGTCCTTTAATCTTTCTATCGAGAATGTCAAACAAACCTAAAGCACCAACGGCTTGGGCTTCTGGACCGAACTGCTGTTGAACCTGTTGCTCAGCGGCGACAGCAAGACTTGGCGCACGAACACCACCCATTGCTTCGGTGATTTCCATACGCTCATAAGTTTTCACAAACTTTTCAATCTCGTTCGGTGACAGGCTGCGCCCTAATATTTCTTGGGTTGTTTTTTGTAGCACGGAACGGATGTCTTGTTTTGCTGTGGTGCGAATAACTCTGCCAGTACCGACAACAGGTTTAACTTCGGATAGAAGTGTTGGTAAAGCCGCATCTACGGTTAAACCTTTAGAGTTTGCGTAGTTCAGGAACTCTCGCATTACGGAAAGGTCTGTGCTGTCGAATCCTGTTCCGCCTGGGGCTTTACCGTTTTTGCCGTATAAACCGATTGATGCCAGTTTGTTTTGTAAGTCTGTTCTGTCTGTTGTTGTTAGCCGTGATAGTTCGCTGAATGCTTCGCCGTCTGGGTCATATTGTCCGCGGGCGATAGCGCCTGATTTGTTTACAAGTTGTTGACCGATATAGCCTGCGCTGATATTGCGGTTTGTTGGTGGTCCTTGAAATCTTCCGCCGACAAACTGTTCTGGCATTGTGGTGAATTGTTGTTGGGTTGCAGTAACTTGTCTTACAGGAAGTTGAACGTCTGGGGCTAACCCGCCAGACATCTTAGGCGCGATAACAGGAGCCTGTGCAGGCGGTGGCGTTGTCGGTTCGTTAGGGTCTGTTGGTTCTGTGAATGACATTAATCTACCTCTGCTGCAAGTTTATCTTCAAAAATTCTTGCGAACTCTGGTGTTTGTTGTACGAGCGTTGCAGCAATACTAGCCAACCAATCCTTTAGAGGCTGAGTTTTTGGTGATTGGAAACTTGAATAGCCTGCTGCTGCTGCGTTCGCTAATGCTTGGTCGCGGGCATCCAAATATT